TTACTCAAGTGGGTTCTTGCGCTCGCCGCTAGGGCCCTCAAGTTCGCCAGGTCAGTGCCGCTGCGTCTCGGGGTCACACGCGTCCCGCGTACCTGCTACGGCTTTTGTGTCCGTAGGGCTGGGGGGGCGACTACCCCCCTGGTACGCTCAGTCGCCGCTTGGGCTTCGTAGCGTGGTCATACGCTCGCCGCTAAGGCCCGCTTGATGCCCTAACGGGTTCGAGGATAGAGGGGGGGGGTCAGTTCACTCACCGTTGGCCTCGGAACTGGACGACCATGCGTAGGGTGCACTCCACGTGCGGGGTGGCGTCAAGTGGGAGGTTCCCCTCGGGCCCGTCTACGACCACATACGGGCCGTAGAAGGCTATGCCTCCTGGGCCCGCACCGGGCATCCCTATCTGAGCCCAGGTGAAGGGCATCCATCGTCTGCCCTCCCATGTACGTTGCCACATGCGGTTGGATGTCCCAGCCGTAGCCGGACCGTTGGTCTGGATCAGGGTATAGGGATGGAAGCCGATCGGCACGACCAGGGAGGTCGTGGGGGGATTGCGTACCTTCTGCCACTTGGTCTGGCGGAGATCAGTCTCCAGCTGCGGCGGGACCAAGGCCTCAGGGCCGGAGCTCTGGTTCCCGGGAGCCTGGACTGCCGCGAAGGGGCGACTACCTACGGTGAGGTAGTTGCAGGTGACGCCGGAAGGGCCGACGTTCCCGACGAAGGTCCTAGCCATGTAGAGCTTGCACTTCAGTATCCTGAAGTGGCTATACGTGGCCCGATAGTCCATGAAGCCCGGGACAGTCGCGGGGCTGAAGGTGAAGGCGTTCCACTTGCGGGTGCTCCCAGTGTCGCTGCTGAGGGTCCACTGGGAGTTCTGCGTCAGCGTGACGTAGGCGGAGGTAGTCTTGCGAGAGCCGCGACTACGGCGATACCTACGGCGATAGCGAGAGCGAGCCACGCGGCGTCGGCGAAAGGATCGCCGGACCGTACGGCTGGAGTAGCGGCGGCTACGGTAGGTCCAGGCCATTTTTATCTAGGTGCACAGGGATGCAGATTTCGGCATACATCTACGCTTAGTGCATTTAAAAATGCCTAGGACGCCCGTAGTGCAGGTACGCAACTGGATAGGCACTCTCAACGGCATCGACGCCAGTTTCGACGCAGAGGGATATCTCCGTACCATGGTAGAGCGTGGACTGGCCAAGTACGCCGTTGGCCAGCTAGAGCGCGGCAGCGAGACGGGAAGGCTCCATCTCCAGTACTTCGTACAGATGGAGCGTTCTCGTCGACTAGCCCATATGAGGACGGTTATCTGCGACCGTTCTCATTGGGAGCCGATGTACGGATCGGTAGCCCAAGCCAGGGCTTATGCGACTAAGGACGACACCAGAGTCGAAGGACCCTGGGAGTTCGGCCTTATGTCGTCAGTTGGCAAGCGACGCGGTCTCGAGGAGGCCGTGGACTGTGTGAAGGCAGGGATGAGCCTCTCCAAGGTGGCAGAGGAGTTCTCCCTGGCCTGGGTAGCCCATGGCCGAGGCCTGACGTCCCTGCGTCAGCAGCTGAAGCTGGACGCGGACCGCCGCTCCTTCGGACCCGAGGGCCCGGAGGTATGGGTGCTATGGGGGCCTTCCGGGACGGGGAAGAGCCGCTTCGTAGCAGCACGTTGGCCCGACGCCTTCTGGAAGGCGCCGGAGTCCAAGTGGTGGGACGGCTACTCGGGGCAGGAGACCGTGGTCCTTGACGACTTCAAGGACTACGCGATGCCCCTGGTAGAGCTCCAACGCCTCCTTGACTGGTACCCCCTATGGGTGGAGGTCAAGGGCGGGAGCGTGCCGATGATGGCCAAGAGGTACGTCCTGACCTCGAACACCAGCCCAGACGACTGGTATCTCAGGGCGGACCCACATCGTACCGTCCGCCGCCGAATCTCCGACTTCGCCGAGCGCTTCGGCCGCCTGATCGAGTGCCAGGCCGGGTGGGAAGCTTCCCTCCCGCCTGGGCCGGGGGCCGGGGTTGGGGTAATACTAGAGCCCAACCCCGCGACCCCCCCTGGACAAGATGTCCTAGACGCCATCGCCAGTTGGCGTGACCAGTGAGTGAACGTTCCTTTACTCAAGTGGGTTCTTGCGCTCGCCGCTAGGGCCCTCAAGTTCGCCAGGTCAGTGCCGCTGCGTCTCGGGGTCACACGCGTCCCGCGTACCTGCTACGGCTTTTGTGTCCGTAGGGCTGGGGGGG